AAGGTAAATTATAAACATATAACAATTCCACGTAGATCACATACTATTGATTCATTAATAATAATACCGTAAAATTAATTTCTACTTCAATAGTATGATTCAATTTCTGCTGATGATTATATTTTTTGTATTTATTGTATATGTATTGGCATGGTTATTTAATGGACCTACTGCATTAAGTAATTTTGCAGATGCAAAAAAACAATTAGTTATTCCACCAAGTTCGCTGCCTACAGGAGCATCTGTAAACTATGCATATAGTGTTTGGATGTACATAGACGATTGGTCGTATCGTTATGGATCTGAAAAAATTGTATTCTGTAGAGGAAATACAAAATTAATGCCAGGTGTAGTATTATCGCCTATTGAAAATAACATTGTTGTAAAGGTAGCTATGACAAACACGGAGGAATTATTTTTATGTACAGTAAAAGATATTCCTATACAAAAATGGACAAATTTAATTGTAACATTAAATAATCGTTCTTTAGATTGCTATATTAATGGAAAATTAATAAAAACATGTGTGTTACCTTCTCCTGCATTTGTAGATGATACTAAATCTATTTATTTAACACCTTTATCTGGATTTTCTGGATATACGTCCAGATTTAATTATTGGAATGATACTGTAAACCCCCAACAAGCATGGAACATATATCAAGGTGGACCAGGAGGAAACATAATAAGTAATTTCTTTAACCAATATAAATTCCAATTAACTTTCTTAAAAGGAAATAGTGTTCAAGCGTCCATTACTATTTAATTTTCCTACTATTATATATGGATTCTCCTATACAAAAGTTTATTATTATTATATTGGCATTAATTGTATTTACTATTCTTTTGATAGTAGGAATAAATGTAATTGGATATTTGATGCAGCCAGCTTCAAGACCATATGTAATAAAAGGAATGGTTCCAGGTAGTGTACCATTGATAATTAAACAAGATCCAAAAATGGAAGGTTCGGTACCTATTGAACGGTCAATGAATGAGATTCATGGATTAGAATTTACTTGGGCTGTTTGGTTAAATATAACAGATTTAGGAAAAACAAATCAATATCAACATATTTTCCACAAAGGTGATAATAACATTCAAGCCACTGGACAGCATATTGGAATGAATTTTCCGAATAATGCACCAGGACTTTATTTAGCACCTAATAAAAATGAATTAGTGGTTATTATGAATACATTTACAACAATTAATGAAGAGGTTCGTATTCCGAATATTCCATTAAACAAATGGCTACACGTTATTATTCGAGTAGAAAATAGTAATTTGGATATATACATTAATGGATCATTGGCAAAAAGACATGTATTAGGAAATGTAGCAAAACAAAATTATGGAAATGTACATGTTGGTCTAAATGGTGGATTTTCTGGCTATATTTCAGATTTAAGATATTACAATTATTCATTATCTCCTGGAGAAATAGTTTCAATTGTAGATAAAGGACCAGATTTGGTTGTAAATTCAAAATCAAATATGACAAGTAATCCACCATATTTATCATTACAATGGTATGTTCAAAATCCAAATTGAAATATATAGATAAACTATGATTAATCCTTGTAAATCAAACAAATCTTATATATTGGGCAATTCAATATATAATATAACAAATCCAAGTAATCCAAGGTATTCTTTACCCTATGTAAAACCAACACCTGATATGTATTTAAAACATAAACAATTGATTCTCAAATATTCAACACTTACAAATGGTCCTGGAGGTGTAACCAATGATATTTCATTTAAACAATTATCTTATAAATTAAATATAGATAGTGTACAATTTAATAATACAATTTATAAAATACCTTGTAGATTTAGACCATATATAAATGATGGATATACATGGAAAGAAGGTACTATAATAAGGTTGTTAAAAGAAGGCAAATCTATTCAAAAAGTGTTTCAAATATTAACAGAGACATATAATATTCCTGATCCAACACTTACATCTACTAATATTTATCAATTTCAACGATTATATACTTATCCACAAATTAATTTTAATACAAATACAATTACAGTACGGCCCAGTACAAATACGATTGATATTTCTTATAGAACACGATTTGTTCCAGCACAAGATTCAGATCTCAGGACACAATTTTTATTCAATACTACGGATGGAATTACTCCCTCAATTAATTGGCATACAATTTTAAATTTACCTGATAATATTTTTCCGGTAGCAACAAATTGTCAATTTATAGAAGTATTAAATAATGATGGTAAAACTTTTACATCTAATTATAAAGATTTATACGGTTCTGCATCTTATTTAGGTGGAGAATTAATTCAAACTCCAGAATATACTCCTAATGTACCACCTTTACCTGTTTTACTTCTTCCTCAAGAACAAAATAGACCAAAAATACATGGATATATTGTAAATACCAGAAGTGTACCACAATATGTAGACGTTTCTGTTCCTCCTATGACAGATGTAGATACACAAGTAGATACAGATTACATAGTATTTATTCCTGTACAAACAACTACATCTATAATATATTTTGAATCGTATCCAACAAATATGGCATTTACAATTAAACCAAATTCTGTTTTAACTATTCCCAAAATTGACTGTTATATCAAGACACGCCCCCCTTTTGTAAATAAATAAATGCATAGCCAGATAATAATAAAATAACAATAACAAAAATAACAGTATAACGTTGTTTAAAAAACCGATGTAGTTTTGATTGTCGAGGTTCATATGCTTCATTAAATTGATTATAATGTTCTTGTAATGTGATAGTTGGTTTATCTAATCGTATGTTTATTTTGTTGTGTATGAAATGCATCCATTTTATAAAATCTTTTTGATTATCTAAATAAGGTGTAACTGGATATTTTTCCAATAATTTTATGAATATAGTTCCCATTGTTTTATTTGGTAAAAATTCATGAAAATTGTGAATCAGTCTATAATGAATTTTTTTTTGTATTGTGGTAGGATGTGTTGGATAATTAAATGCTACATTATGTAAAAAAAACCAATAGGAAGGTCCCCATACAGTTGGATCCATATATGTAATATAATATAAAAACAATCCAACTTATATCCTATGAAAAGATGTGTAAATTGTAATAAATCTAAACATAGTTCAAAATCATGTATTATGCCAATTACAAGTTATGGTATTATTCATATAGTCAAGGACAAATATTTAATGATATGCAGAAGAAAAACACTTGGATATACTGATTTTATTCGTGGTAAATATTCATTTCAGAACATAAACCACATCTTAAATTTAATTAATGAAATGACTATATCCGAAAAAGAAAACATTTTATCAAAAGATTTTAATTATTTATGGTGTGATTTATGGGGAGTAAAATCTGACAATTCTGTAGATGAACTAAATGCAAAAGAAAAATTCTATACGATAAAAAAAGGTTACGAAGTAAACAACGAACAAATATATTTACAAAAAATAATAGAATCGAGTGTGACTACGTGGGAAACACCTGAATGGGGATTTCCAAAAGGTCGCCGAAATCCATATGAAACAGAATTAGCTTGTGCATTGAGAGAATACGAAGAAGAAACGGGTTATGATAAACATTGTTTACATATTATAAAAAATGTTTTTCCGTATGAAGAAATATTTACAGGTTCTAATTATAAATCGTATACACATAAATATTATATTGGAAAAAGTGATATACTACATTCAAAAAATTCATTTCAAGAATCCGAAGTGTCTGATATGAAGTGGGTAACTTATGAAGAGGCAATACAAATGATACGCCCGTACAATGTAGAAAGAATACAAGTATTAAATTATATACATTCTTGTTTGTCTACCTATAGTATAACAGATCGTGATTAAATAGTAGGTGGATTTTTACCTGAAAATTGGTCATATAGACCTTTTATTTTGGAAGAGGATAATTGTTTATTGAACAAAATGACATTACATATTGATCCTTGAATACCATCTACTGCACCTATTTCAACTGAATCTGCTTCTTTAATTGGAATAATATCTCTTTTTGAAGAAATTAATTCTCCGTTCATAAAAACATCGCATGTGCCATTTACATAGTTTAATACAACATGGTTCCATTTTTGTAGAGGAACCGATTTAATTTCGGCAACAAGTTTAGTTTCCGATTTATTTTCTATTTTATCTTTCATTTTATCTTTCATTATATCTTTCAATTTATCTTTTATTTTACCATCTGTTTTAATTTCAATACGCATCCTATTTAATGCACTATTATAGGAAACACTTGGTTTTCCACCATATGAAATTATACTGGTGTATTCGGTTGCTTGTGGTGCAGATCCGGGATTCATTGGTTGAATATATACCCAAAATGATATTCCATAATCATATTCAGGTTTATCTTTCAATATCGTATTACTATAAGTTTGTAATGTTAATGGATTATTTACAATTTGATAACCATTAGCTGTATATATTTTTTTGTTTACTGTTCTCATATAGATGAAAGCAAGTATAAATACAATTTCTGCAACAAATAAAATTATTTCTTGGTTTGTAATTTCTAATGGTTTTAATTGACCTAATAGATGAGATGGATTTGGTTTTGGTGCTATGTAAATTATAATTATAATAATAATACTATATAATGCCATGTATAAAATCCAATTATACTGAATAATGATATAATGTACTATAACAATAACTAACATAATCATAGAAACAATAAATACAAACGTTTTATAAATAGAATTTGTTAATGTTTGTGCATGATATAAAAAGGATAACCCAATTAAACCTAAAATTACATATACATTTTGAGTGTTATAAATATCTACTATACCTAATGTTGTTAACGCAATAATAGTCAAAATATAAAATGCAATTAACAATGGTATATAAACACCATGTGTTGTAGTTGCAACTGGTAAATTTAAATGAGCTACGGTCATTGTAACCATTGGAATATTTAGAATAAAATATAAAATAAAAATATAAAATTCAGAGGCAAATCCAGGTACATCAAATAATGTAAGTAAACTTAAAATGTAAGAAATAACAGCATATACAATAAATAAATTATCTCGGTGCCATACCATATATAAAATAGAACAAATACCAACACTTACCGTATTCAATAATACTAATAATTTATTTGGATAACTATCGTGTAAATTAGGGTCGTCCTTTACTGTTTTGTTTGGAGGTAAACTATCAATAGAATGTAAATTATCTTTGAAAAATGTATCTATTATATCCGAAAAATATTCAACTAATATTGCAGCTAATAAAAGAGCATTTACTCCCATTGTTGCTGTTAATTTATATTCTATGTTTAAAAATGGATTATACAAATTAAATACGATAGTTAATACAAATAACAAAAATTCTATAATGGTTTTATAAATCATAATTAAATTTCTATCCCATGAATATCTTGCATTACTTGCCGAATCTTCTGCTTCTTTTTTTGCCTTACCATAACTGGTATTCATTTTATCGATCGATAAATTGTACAAATTTTTTGAATTTTCAACTATTTTTCTTTTAGGATTGATCAGGTAAAAAAATAGAATTGTTCCAATTACTATTATAGAAACTAATAAATACAACATACGTTTATTATTTCCTGGAACATTTCTTATTCTATCCATATATACATTTATTCTATAAAAAAGTTAAAAATTTTCAATCATTGTTTTCTTTCCATGACAATTTCTACACAATGCAACCAAATTTGTTATATGGTTTGATCCTCCATCAGCAAGTCTAATTTTATGATCAATTTCATACCATGCATCTAATGTTCCATTACAACCATTACATTTCCAATTTTGACTTGCTGCTACATATTTTTTCTTTGTTCCACTAACACTTCTAGATGTAGAATCATTTCCACTTTTCATAATACGTTGTTCTTGAGAAGGAACTACATGTGTATTTAAAAATGGCGTTATCATATCTTTAGATTGTTTATCCATTGGCATATAATGTATCATTCCGTTTAAATGTCCCATCATAGATCTGGATTCCGATGGATTTTTTTTAATAAAAAGATACATGGAAAATGCAGCAAATAAAAATCCAACTATTTTTATATATTTTTTATAATGTTTTAATTGTTTTGTATATTTACCATCGTTCATGGTATCCATAACAACAAATACAATAATTGCAATGAATAATAATTCAATTTTCATAGTATATACATGGTTTTAAAATACTTGATTAATAGAATAAAAATCAACTATTTTATAAATTATATTTACCCCAAGACATTCCTCTACCATTCCAATAATCTTTTTTATTTATTTCTACAATTTTATTTTGGTCAACATATTCTTTCCAAATTTTTGTGGGACCAAGTGTATATTCTTGTTCCCATCCAGCTGTAAATATAGTATCGTCTAAAATAACAATTGTATCTTTGTGTGCTAACTTAAAACAATTGTCTATGTCTGTTTTTGCTATTTCATATTGATGTCCTCCATCAATAAATATAATATCAAATTTGGTGTTTTTATTATTTTCTAAATAAATAGGAATAGTTTTTCTACTATCACCAAAAATTAATCTGTGTCTATTCGGGTAAGTACAATCTATATATTCTTTTGCACTTATAACATAGTTATGTTCGCCTAAATCAAATGATACTAATGTCAACTCTTTATTGTTTTGTAAGAAGACTTCTGCAGAATGTCCTGCATTAAATCCAATTTCCATAACTGATATATTTGGTTTATTGGTTAATTGAATTAAATCTTGTACTTGTCCTGGAACTTGTTGACTATGACCTTCCATATCATAAATTCCTCTATCATTTAAAAAAGATGTAATTGACATTATTGAGAGGTATATATAAAAATAATGTTTCAAACATATTATTTTTCTTTACTTAATAATTTTGCAATAACCGAAATATTAGAATCATTTACACTATATCTTTTTCCAATAATAGATACACGTAAAATAGACCCAACAACACAAGTAAAGAATGTACGGTCTTCCATATGATGGTCTTTTGCAAGGAAAATAATAAAAGGAGAATCATCATCCGGATATAATTTACATTGTAGACCAGCAATAGTATTTGTTTCTACTATACATTCTAATTCTTGATTTATAAAAGGTACTGCAATTTTAGCTTGAAATACAACAGTAAATATTGCATAATGATCTTTCATTATTCCACTTGAAAATTTAACAACATGGATTGAATCTTTTTTCAAATAACCTTCTGTAATGCATTTACCTTCTAATGGTTTCAATGTATGTTCAAGAATTTCTGTAATATTTTTACCACATTCGGACATAGGAATTTGTACCGACCTGGTCAAAAGCGAATCTGTATATATCATGTTATATACAGATACTATTCTTCATTTTAACTCAATTTTTCTTACTTTTTTCTTTTATATTTTCATTAATTAAATTAAAATTTCTGGCTACATTTTGTATTACTTCTACTGGATTCAAAAACCACCGTTTTCCTTTAGATCCGTATTTTTTCATATCAAAAAATCGCAAACAAAATTCAACCTGTAAAATAATATGTTCTATTTTGTGCTTGGTTTCTTCTTTAGGTGATGTCGGAATCAACTGAAATAATATATCTAATGCATCTGGTTTTTTAGTAATTTTAAATCCATACCGAGGTTTTTCATTGGGTGTTGTCGGTAATGATAATTTAAATTCGCGTTCGGATAAATCTTTGGATGCAGAAATACCACCTAATGGTAAATCCTTGTTATCTAAATTTTTATCAGCATCTTTTTTAAGTAGTTGTAGAGTTGGATAATCATAATGAACATACTCTTTCCAATCTGTTGTATAATATGCAACACGATTTACATTATATGCCCATAAAATATAAATATCTTTTACTTGAAATTGTTTATAATAATCTTTTAACATGTGTTCAAATTCATTTAATTTTGGTTGAGAATGTAAATATTTGCCCAACTCTACACATTGGACATCGGTTAACCTATCCATAAGAGCATTTATATAAATAATTTTTTTATCTTGTTTCCATTCAATTGGATCAACGGATATTAATGTAACTAATTTTTTATATAATTCATCGAATGCACTATACACTAAGTATTCGTCTCCTAATGCACGCATTTTTTGAGGAGATTCTTTTTCAGATAAATCAAATTTACCTTGAAGTGTAGAAATTATTTTTTGTACATCCAATTGAACTTTTTGTCGTTCAGGTGTTTCAACAATAATAGTATCATATACATATGCCATTGGAATACGACGTTCATAGGTTGGAATCATAGTAGTTAATTCTGGAGGTTGAAACATATAAACATCGCCAATATTTACTAAGTATCCTTCTCTATTAAACCTATCAAAAATAGGAGTTTTATTGTTAATCATTTGTGATAATGTATAATCTATTTTTTCTGGAACATCAACGTTTAATTCTTCTAATAATTCTTCACGAGTATATACATAATTTTTATTAAATAATATTTTGATTTGTTGGATTATTGCATTTATATGAGATGTTAAATAATTCATAGATAATTTTGTACCTGGTTCAGTTGATTCCGTTTCACAACTATAGTTACAATCTTTCATATAATCGGTTAATACTGTATAGGGTATATCTCCTACTGGAGTTTTTTTGTTTAATCCAGAAGACGTTATTTGTTTTACAGTTAAACCATTTAAAGATTCATTACTTTGAGTTTGTACAGAATTAAATCTACAATCAAAAGCAATTTCTTTCAATACACGAGTTACTTCTCCAATTTTTTTAGCTTTTTGCTCACAATCACCATACATTTTATAATCAATTGTTTGCACTGAATTATCATGTAAGAATGCAGTATGTAAAAATATTTCTACATTTCTGTATTCAAAAGGTAAATCTTTATGACTTCTAAATCTAACTGCACGACCAATAATTTGTTCAATTTGACTTAAATTCCACCAAGGATTTAGAATATGAATTTGTCGAATATTCTTAAAATCTACACCTTCAGTTAATGCACCAGTAATAATAATTACTTTAATATGTTTTCCATCTTTATTATCTTCTTCATTGATGGATGTAATAATATCTTGAATGGGTGAAGATACTACAGAGGGATTTAAAATAACATAGGACAAATTTGTATCCGTTACTGTACTATAATCTTTACATAAATTGGTTCTTCGATGTTTATCTTTATATTTGTAACCAATCGCTTCCAAAGCAACAGCAATCGGATAAATACCTTCTACAATTTGTTGGACATAAATTAATATAATACCTTCTGATGTAGATACCATATTCTGAAGTTGATGTAATTTACCACTATATTTTTGAATATGTTCTTTATCAAAAAAATGCTCTGAACCTGTATGATAAGATATATCAGGTAATTTGCCATTATCATTTACATTCATTGCTTCAACAATTTTTACTCCATTTGGATAAGTAATAAAGGCAAGCTGTGTATAAATAGTGAATACAGTTAATTCCATACCTGTAGATGGTGTATTTTCTTGTTCTTGTATATATCTATTCGATTGAAATTCACTTAATGTTACAGGAAATATTTGTAAATGTTCTAATTTATATTTTGTATTTTCTGGATGACTATATTTCGTTTCTGGATAAATACGATATGGAAATGAATATGGATTTTCTCCTTTTACATATGAAACATAACCATGTAAATGTTGAATTAATACCTCCTTACCACCTTCTACAAAATTATCTTGTGCATCAAAAATTTTAGAAGCATCTTGTATAAAAGGTACTTTATCATTTCGGTTTAATAATTGCGATAAAAATATAAAATCTTTACAATTATGGAATACAGGGGTCGCTGTCATCATTAATAATTTTACTGTAGTGTATGTAACGATTTCTGTTATACACGTTGAAAACCGCATAGTATCTGTTGTATCGTCCTTTATATTATGTGCTTCATCCATAACAAATAGTGCTCCTTCATAATTTTCTTGTATATAATTCATTTTACCACGTTCAGTTTTGTTATTTGTATTTCGTGCATAATTATTCGCGAATGCTGCACAACCAAGAAAAACATAATAATCATCGATAAGAGATTGTATTAATTTACATAAATTTTGTTTTTCCATAGGTAAAACTTGATATGGATCTAATTCCTGTAAAAATTTATCTCCAACACAACTATTACAAACCCATTTGTTATTTATTTTTTCTAAATGAGATTCATTGAATAATTGATATTTGAAATTTTTAAGAATTGCGTCTGTCATCGATAATACATAAATGCTTTGTTTCTTTCCGGAACTTTTAAGATAATTTCTATATTCTTCACATATAGTTATTGCAGAACATGTTTTACCAGTACCTAATCCATGAAATAATAACATACCGTTGTATGGTGTATAATTTGACATGAAATTTCTAACAAACATTTGATATTTGGTAAGAGATATAGATAATTCATCATTGTCGTGCACTAATTTTTTAACATCTTTTTCGGTTTTAGGAACAGGTTGTTGAATTGGAATATTAAACTCTTTATATTCATGTAGTTCTGTGGTAAAATCGTCTGATATAATTGGATAACTCTCGTATGATTGTGTAATTAATACATGAAATCCAGGTATTTTATATACATTGAACTCATTCATATATATTTGATAAATAAAAATAAATATGAATTACATCAGGATTGTTAAGTATAAACTCATTAATGCAAAAAATACAAAATACTTTAAAATGACTAAAAACCAAGACAACACAGAAAATCCTTTGCTGCATAGCCAATTTAACAATAGAGTCCATAACGGTATTAATATTATTGAACTAAGGAGTTGAACTACCCCTATTTTATTAAATAAAGATGCAATAAATCCTGTTGCTGCTAAAATTAAATAAACTTTGGCAGGTGTACAAAATGTAGTAATCGATTTCATATTGTATAAATACAAAATAAAATGTGAAATTACCTAAACTTATTATAAAATTCATTAAAATACATTCGCATAATTATACATATTAAAATTATTTGTATTATTACGAACCCCCATGATAATTCTGTAAGACCCTTACTGCATAACCAATTTAGTAACAATGTCCACAAAGGTATTATTATTAGTGGTGGAATCAACCGAGTTATCTTTGGTTTGTTAAACAACATTACAACAAATCCAATAGATGCTATTAGTAAATAAACTTTTGCTGGAGTGCAAAATGTAGTAATAAAATCCATGTTATATAAATACAAAATAAAATTCCCTAAACTTATTTATTGGATAATTGATTAATATACATTCCCATAAGTACAAATGCAGACATTAATGGTAATACTACTAAAAACCACGAAATAACTGTGTACCCTTTATTACATATCCAATTCAAAATAAATGTCCACATAGTCATAAATATAATTCCAAAAACAAATCCAACTAAATTAAATTTATTGAATAAAGAACTAACAAGACCTGTTATTGCTAAAATTAAATAAATTTTTGCAGGGGTACAAAGATCTGTAAAGGCGTTCATACTATAGTATACTAAAATAAACTTCCGGAAAAGTTAGAAGGAACTGGTTCAAATGATTGTTGTTGATTTTGTAAAGGAGTTGAATTACCCGAAAACATGCTATTGAAATCTGGTTCAGGTGTTGCCATAGGATTAGACGTATTTAAACCCGGTGGAAGTATTTGTGGAGGAATACCAGACATTTCATTTCCTATAGGTTGTTTAGGAGTTAATTTAACATTTGTTGCAGTAGATCCCTTAAATAACCGTTCCATTAATATAGAAACTTTTTCACCTAATTTAGAAACGCTTAACATAACAATTAATACTGGAAGTATAGTAGTTATTAAATTTAAATCTGTATAAGGGGCACCACTTACCGTGGGTATAAAAGTAATAATTCTATGAATAAATAGTACACCTAAAAATAATATAATAACTTGTATCAAAATTTCTACTAATATTGCTACAGTTCCTTTATCTTTATCTAATTCAGGCATATAGGTCTGAACCCCTTTGTTTAATAAAGTAACAAATATAACACCTAATACCGAATATTGTATGATATTTACCATTTCATTTTTGCTTTCTGTTTCAAAATTGAAAACATGATTAAAAAAGTTTGGCTTTTCAGTTTCCATTGATGTATAATAAGAAATTATTATTAGTTAAAATCAATAATATTTAATTCTTTAGCAAAACTATGAATCCTAAGTTTATTTCTACTCAAGACGCTATTTATCATTTGAATGGTAAAATTAAAGATCTTGAGACCAAATTATCTAAAACCGTTTCTATTCTTGAAACAAAATTAGGAAATCACGAAACATATGTGACCGAAAATTTACCAGATTTGGATAATTTTAACACTGCATTTTCTGATATTAATAAACGTTTGTTAGATTTAGAATCATTAAATGATCGTATTTCTGCATTAGAATCGAATGCAAATATCAAACCGCCTACAACCAAAAAGAAGAGTACTTTGAAATTAAATGAATTAACAGATGCTGTTTCGGGGCCTGGATTAACATTTTCTTCGTAAAACTGTATAAAAACAAGTATACTATGTTAATAATGAATACTTTACTAACATTATTAACAATTTGTATTGTAGTTGTCGTTTATATGCATGTAGTTTATCAACTGAAAACAAGTAATGATTTAGAATTGTTCGAACTTGATACTCCTATCAAAACAAAACTGGAAGAAGTATGTAATTTACGTCAACCACTATTATTTCCATACAGTGAAAATGATATAAATCAACTTACGCCAGCTAAATTATTAGAATATAAAGCATTTGATGTAACTGTATATGATTCAAGTTATAATTCATCTCTAATTTCTCTAAACAGCGCATTTCAATTATTTGACAAAAAAAATTATTTTTCAAATCATAATTCTGAATTTTTACATGAAACTATGTTATCAAGATATTTCATCACAACCGATGCGTATTTGAGACCACCAATGGTATCCGCTATTTCATATGATATTTTATTTGGTGCGTCTGGATCTACAAGTCAATTAGAATATAGTACACAACATCGTAATTACATGTACGTATCCAATGGAGTTGTTACTGTAAAATTGACCCCTCCTCGAAATGCAAAATATTTAGACGTAGAAAAAGATTATGCAAAACAACAATATTATTCAAAAATACATCCATGGAATAATTCATTAGATAAAGTAAAATTTTTAGAAATTACATTAGCAAAAGGACAAATGTTATTTATACCTGCATATTGGTGGTATAGCGTAAAATTTGAAAAAGACGCATGTTTGTGTACATTACAGTATAAAACTGTAATGAACATAATTGCTACTCTACCTGATATTTGTATTGGTATACTACAACGTCAAAATACTAAAATAAAAATTAATCCGACTTCTCTCGAGAATCCTTCATCTTCTGACGTGTCTCACACATCAGCCGTCCCCGATGAACCCCGGTGACATCAGTTGCATTAAACTTATGCTTAGAATTATCCAACTCAGATCGTACAAACTCAACATACTCACCCTGTACAAGGTACTTATATTGGTTCAATTCAACAGTCAAATTTGCATGATGTACGAAGATATCTTCGTCTTCATGAGTGATAAAACCATAACCGGTTTTGGTGTTAAACCACTTTACACATCCAATTACACGCGACATACTACTATTGGTAATAATTCTTTATATTATTTTATTATTATAGTATAATGGAAAATGATAAATTAAAAATCACAAATACTATTTTTATGATCATAGAACTTACATCCGGGGTTTTAATGTTTACCGGAAAATCATTATTATGGGGAACGATTGCCTATATGTTTGGAATATTTTTTCAGTGTTTGATTCTTTTAGGTACATTTGTTAACACAGAAAATATAGGTCCACAAGAAATTATTAAACTGATGTATGAAAACGGAATATTTATGTTTATTTATATTTTTATGATTCTTGGTATTTATGTCTATTGTATTTGGAAAAGCAATGAAAATATTATGGAAGATCGCATGCCGTCCCAATGGACATGGTATTCATGGATTATAGCGATAATTGTATTAGTAGTAATTACGCCTATTATGAATAATCAAATTACAAATGCAATAAATAAAACAACTACAGATATAAAAAATAATCAACAAAAAGGAATTATTGCCGGTCATTTTCTTTTCATTTTTGTATATATTCAGTACATTATTTCTATGTTTTATCAAGCCGACGGATTTACAGTATAAGTTTATAAGCCAACCCGAATGCAGTTTCTGATTCCCAAATACCAGATATTTTTAAAATTACTTTATCTGTTATTTGATCTGATTTGTATACAAAAAGCTGTTTGATATGTAAATTTTTCTTTTTAGAACAAGAATAAACAGATAAAATATCATTTTCAATTTCATTTATTTTATTCAAAAATCCATTTTGAGACACAAGGTGATATGGAATAGATAAATAT